CAACGCATCTTCTTCCGTTAGGTCGTACTCACCACCGGCTTTGCAATCAAATCCAGAAGCGACAACGCCAACTAACACCTTAACCTTTGCCATCTTGTTAGATCCTTTAGAGGGGGAGTTGCCCGGAACAAGTCCGGGCGCGTCCTTAGTGCTTATCATTAAGCGCCTTTGGCAAATGATTCAGCGTGTCTTACGCCGATATCGACCATCGCGTGCAAACCAAGCGTGAGCTGTCCGGTTTGCGCGTTGCGCTCAGTGATCACTTCAATTGCACCAAACTGAGCAATCATTAATTGGCTGAAATCGCCAAGTAAGATTGTGTTTGCTGTCATGCTTGAAGTTGGATTTACCGAGTAACCCATGATGCTGTTATCTTCGGAAACAAACCGACCAGAACCGGAGTCCTTAGTGGTTGTTTTCAAAGTGCCAGCAAGAGCCGGAGTTGTTACAAACGCCATGTTTTGACCCATCGCATTGTCAGCAGATATTGCAGACTCGATGCTAACGATCTCAGCAAAGGTTGGTGCGCCGGATGAGCTGAATGACACACTACCAATTCCGGTTGTGGCCAAAATGCCTGTAGGCTGGTTGCTAGAACCAGTGCCAGCAAGTGCGGCTGCGTCGATTGCAACAGCGATTGACTTAGTGATGTCATCGCGTATCACGCTTTCAACTGATGGATCAGACTGAACCAACAAGTTGCGGCTGATTTGCACAAACGATGCGAGGTTCTTAGGCGTAAGTGATACGCTTGCGAACACTGGCTGTCCTTCAGTTGGCGCGCCATCTTCAGCAACCCAGTAGGTTGAAGTTCCGGTTGCTAACTTTGGAATTGCAACGTTGCCCTGGAGGTTGCTCATTACGCGAGCGCCCAATCGAGTAGTTACCATCGCAGCGCGTAAAGCGTCGATGAACGAAGCACCGTCGTGGTCAGTTCCGACCAGAAACCCACCGGCGTTGTTAGTGCCAACGGTTAGATCACGCTGTCCCCAAGACATATCGGCTGGCATGTAGAAACCACCTTGGCTGGCATTTCCAGAACGCTGACCAATTGTGTCGGAAATTTCTTTTTCCAGACCGGCTTTTGACCAATCACCTGATGCTGATGCAGAGATTGCGCGAAGTAAGCTGTAGCTTTCTTTTTCACGCTTGCCAAGATCAACGTTCAGAGGGCTTGCAATTTCAGGTGCTGCTTCAGGCTTGCGAGCCAGTTCTTTCTTTGTCGCTTCAAACGCTTCGCGCTGAAAGTGATCAAGGGCGAAGCCTTCGTTCATTGCTTTGTCAGCAAGTTCACGCAGGTACGGTGCATCCTTTGCCATTTCGTTGATAGTTCTTACTCGCACTTGCTCTTCTCTCAGTGCAAGTTCACGCGCTTCGTTCTTTACTACTTCTATATCTAGATTTTGATCTTCCATTTTTGGAGATTCCTTTTTTGCTAAATTGATAACACGGGTTAAATTGTCGCCTTCAACAGCGTTAGACCTTCCGACTCCTACCGCAACATCTGCGGGAGTGCTAACCAAACTAATTTCGTGAGGCATCCATCTGGTCGCTTCAAAAACTCGTTCGCTCCGCTCTTCCATTTCCTCGATAACATATCCAACCGAAACCCCGGTTCTTATGCCGTCTAAAACGTCTTGGTAATACTCTTCTGCTCTTTCGCTTTTTGAAAACCTGACCGTGGCAATGCCGCGACCGTCTTCGAGTTTGGCGTTTTCAATCACGCCGATTTGATCGTTCAAGTCATGATTCGCCAACAATGCTGCTTTGGTGTTCAAGCGCGTCAGGTCAACTGATTCGGGGGAGTGCGAAAGCACTTCAGTCCCAAACCAACGTTCGACCGGAGCCTCGCTAGAAAAGCTCAAAGTGATTGTTCGGTTGTCTTCATCGACGTTCGCCCGTTCAAAATTCATATGCCGGTTGAGTGTTCCGGTCTTAATCTCATTCATCTGTTTCGTCCTCGTTTTGCATAGGATTCACCGGCCCAAACTCGAGGCCAAATTCTTGCATCAATTCTTTTTCCTTCGCGCGCTGGTCAAACACTTCTTCCAAGTCTTTGCCCTGTGACGCTGCGATTGCTGACAAGCTAGTAACGCCTAACTCGTAAGCCATTTGATGCGATTGAAGCTCTTTAACAGGATCGACCCACGACCAACCACGCGGCACAAACGTTGCGTCTGCTGCGGTGCTACTCAATCCCAGGCGATTACGATTAAACTCAAGCCAAGCTGCAAAAATGGGTCGAATAAGGTGACATACATAGAACTGCTGCCACTTGCGCCAGTTGTCGCGTTCCTCGATAGTGCCAGCTCTGATCGAGCTGAAATTAACGCTCGTCAGATCGCTTGATAGTGCGTGGTAGGTTACGTTCAAACCCGTTGCAACGCCGCGTAGTACGCCAGCAACATAGTCGCTGTATGCGCTAACGGGATGCTCTGGCGACAATAGACTAAGCTCTACACCCTGTGGCAGCTCAGTAAATCCAACGCCATTGATAGAAGACGGCAGACCATAACCGTCAGCGTTTTCTTCATCATCGAGATAGTCGCCCGTTGGCGTTTTGTAGTACCCGACCTTGCTCGCCGCTAACTCTGCCGCTTTCATTTCCGCGCGCTCGTATCTGTTAAGCATTAGCAAGTGAATCATCACGGGTGCGAGCCATGTGGCACCGCGGATCTGGTTAGGGCGATCAGACTTGTATATGTGGATAATGTCCTCAGCCGGGACGCGCTCGTATGAATTGATATTTGGCGACTGAGTTGGCATGCCAAAGATCGACGGCACTTTGTTCGGTGGCATTTTCCACAAGTAATACGCAACAGGCTTACCTGCACGATCAAGCTCGATGCCCTGCACGATTGCGTTGTTGTCTTTTGTTGCTTCCCGATTTAATTCGTAATCGAGGAAATCAGCATCGTATAATGCGATTTTGAAATCATTTCCACGCACGATCCTAACGATCACCTCACCGTCACGCGCAACGGTTCTTGCAACCAGACGCTGGATGTCTTCCCAATCGAGTCGCCCATCGCGCGAACAGTTTTCGGCATACGTCCAGTTTTTAAACTCGCGCTCGATGGTGCGATTAACTCGCATATCCAATTTGCCGCGATTGGTGCGCGCTTTGCTTTGCAGCTTCACGCCTTCACCGATTACGTTGGTTTCGACTAGGTTCAGATACCGCGCCACATAGTCATTGTTCTGCTCAAGATCCCGCGCGCGCGCTCGCAGCGTCTCGCCCTGGGTGCGCAAGTCTTCGTTGATGCTTTTTACTTCCGTCACCCAGCTTTTGACTACTTCGTTGCTTGCTGCGTCCCAGCGTCTGGCACCGTTCATGATCGAACTCCAAAGCGCTTGCGTGTCTTGGTGTTGATCTCGCCAGCAGTTTGATCGCGCATTCTTTGCAGTTCCGGTAAGTCAACGTAGCTGAAGCTGCGGCCAGCGATTGAGTAGGCCGATGCTGTCTTTGTTGTGAGCGTTAAGATCGCTGCGTCTAAGTTCTCAAGACGCTGGCGCAGATTAGTGATCGGGTTGGTGGTCGCCTCATCACGATTAGCAAGTAGCTCGATTTCGCCACTGCCGATCGTAAGGCGCTCGCTGTCGCTGTTGCGCGTGATGTACGCCTGATAGGTATAGCGGCCAACCGTGTAGGCGGCAGTCGTGGAGCTGCCCACCTCGATGATGTAATCAAGTCCAGATGCGCTTGCGGTTATAGCGATCTCAGTCGCGCCAGCGCCTTGCAAGCGCAGGGCGTATTTCAGCGTGTATGCGGAATTCGCATACTCGGCATTAAGGTCGCTTCGCTTCCATGCCCATCGGTCGCCAGCTACAAGCTGAGTTGGCTCAGAGGTCGGATAGTTCGCAGAATCAAACGCATTTGTCATCGCGCCATGATCCAGAATGCTTTGTAAAATTTTTAGAGAAAAACTTTACAAATTAGACCAAACAGGAAAAACAGAAAAAACAGGAAAAACAGGAAAAACAGGAAAAACAGACCAAATAGGAAAAACAGAAAAAACAGAAAAAACAGGAAAAACAGAAAAAACAGGAAAAACAGGAAAAACAGGAAAAACAGGAAAAACAGGAAAAACAGGAAAAACAGGAAAAACAGGAAAAACAGACCAAACAGGAAAAACAGGTTTCTTAACTTTCGTTAAGTATCTGATAAACCCTTTGCCGCGTGATCTGAAAGCGTGCGCAAAGGTCATCGATATTTCTGCCGTTAAACTCCGACTTCAGCGCTTCCCTGTCGATCTTGCGCTTTTTCAATATGTAAACTGTGTCCCCACCCGCTTGCTTATGGAGGGCATCAACAATCGCATCGCGCAGCTCATCTGCCAGACCATTATCGACTTTTGAGTGCAAAACTTGCGTGATAATTGCCTCAATCACAACCAAGCACCACTAGGTTGCGCGTTAATGCTCCACTTGCGCGCTTTTGGTTGCGTTTTGACGCTCTCTGGTGCGTTCTCAGGCGTTTTTGGTTGCGGGTTGATGGGTCTTTTACGGGTGTTGCGGGAGAGCCTCAGAGCGCACAGATTGTAGACTCTGACATCCAGTGCTTCGTTGCGTGCGCGAGTGGTGACCCATTCTTGTCTTGGCCGTCCTTTTGAATATCTAGTAACGAGTTTTTCAGCCGTTAATTGGGCAAAATACTCATCGTCGTATCCTACATCAGCGGGAAAATGACAGTAACCGGGGCCGGGTTCTTGGATCGTCAAATATGAGTACACAATCGACTTTGCTTGGTCAACTCCAATGGGTTCAGCGCTGATTGCCTTTTTTCGGCGGCGTGCAAGTCTTCTGGCGCGTTTCTGCGCGTCTTCGATCAGGCCAATTCCAAATCCAGAAACGCCCTTTACCGCATAGCACCACTTGCGCTTTGCGACGAAGTCATACACAAGCTGGGTGTTGTAACCTGAATCGATTGCGACCGCATCAGCGTTTAAGTCTTCCAGCACTTCAGATAACTCATCCCATACGTCTGGACGAGCGGTATCACCGGCTAGAATGATGTAATCAAGCGACCAGCTTTCCTCTGTTTTTGCGTCCCAGCCAACATGCTCCAGCTCGAGGCGATCTTTTTGCACATCGATGCCAATTGTGGTTTTGCCAAATTCCAGATTTTCTGGATATTCCTCGCGGCGCGTAATCAGCGCACCGGGATCAACTTGCTCGCCTTGCTCTTGCCAGCACTCACCCAAAACGGTGTTAACAAACGTTTTTAGCTGTTCCTGACTGCCTTTTTTGGCAGCAATAAAATCTGTCGCCGCATCGCTCCAAGAATACCACCCAAGTGGACTATACAAACTCGATAAGTGATATCCCTTATATCTGCCGCTCGCAGTTGCTCGCCATTCGCCTTTTAGCAACATGTTCGTCTTATTTGATTCTGCGATTTCAGCTCCGCATTCGCTGCAAACGAGGCATGCAGTTGCTGGATCGTTGTCTTGCCATTTGATGCGATCCCATGTGATTGTGATCATTTCGGAACAATGAGGGCAGGGCAGATAGAACTGCCTCTGATCGCTTTGCTCGTAATATTCTTGGATAGTGCAAAGTCCATCGATGGTTGGCGTGCTGCACATGAAAACTTTGCGATTGCGTTTAAACGTAGCTGTCCGCCGAATAGCGAGCTGCACCGGCGAGCCTTCGCCATCGACATCGCTGGGATAACTGCTTGCCTCATCGAGGAACAGATATCTGGCTGGCATGGAGCGCAGACCAACGTTTGAGTTGCTGCCGGTTAAAATTAGCGTGCCGCCCGCGTAATCTTTCTGAAATAACGTGTTGCCAGAGTCACGCGCTCTGGGTGCTGATATCTTGGCAGCGACCTCTGGTATTGAATCGAGCATTGGCCCGATCCGTTGCTTACTGGCGCGCTTGGCGCTGTCTGCCGTAGGCATGACGTAAAGCATTGATCCCGGCGCGTGATGTATCACATATCCAAGCCAGTTATTACCTGCCTCAGTTGCGCCAATCTGCGCGCCTTTCATAAATACAACAATGTCATCTGGCGATTGCGCAGATAGGGAATTCATGATCTCGCGCAGATACGGCGTGCGATCAGTGCGCCATTTGCCAGCTTCGCTGCTGCTTGCCTGATCTAGCACGCGATGACGATCGGCCCACTCCGAAACAGTCAATTCCGGTTCTGGTCGCAGCGCTGCTGCATAAACTTCACTGTACACGATCGGCCACCATCTCTAGCGTGTCTTTGACTTCTTTGCGCAGCTCAAACAGTATTTCTTTTTCGGTGCGTCCGACCAAAATCGAACTAATCCGTTCCGGCAATGCCAGGAAAGCGTTTTTGACTTCCCTGGCTGCGCTGTCTGCCTCGCGCTTGACGCTTGCCACTTCCACCAGCTCGCCTTCTTTTTCTTTGAGTACCAATTCCGCAAGTTCAGCATTCGCCGCTTCACGCTTGGCGCGAGCTGCGTTGTACTTGCCGTAGTCTTCTGCGCCATCACTTTCAATGGCGGCTGTTTTGCGTCCTTGTTTCATATAGTTATATCAATCCAGATTTTAATAACTTTTAGGAATACTCACTATGAAAAAATTGATCATCGAATCACCCGCAAGTCGTTTAAGCCAGGAAGTACCTTTTGCACCTGTGCGGTGCAGCAAGCAATGACCATCGCACCCCCTGCCATTACTTTGCGTTTTTGATTGCGCGGCGCAATGACTGTTGCATGTTGCGAGTGAAGTTCTTCTTCACGCTGCGCCTCACGCCGCCGTAGAAGTCAAACCTAGCGCGGTACTGTGGTTTGCGCCCTTCGACCATGTATGGCTGAACATTGTTACCATCACGCCGCATGATGATTGTGCGCTGCTTGTTAGTGTTGATCGCAAAATACTTCTTCTTCTTTCGCTTTGTGTTCTGCTTGGGGTCGAAGTTCTTGCCCACATCACTGATAGCCTTGCCTATGTGTCCCGGCATTAGGTTGCCGTATTTGTTGCGCTCAATAGTGCGACCGGGGTAAAAGTAGCGACCCGATCCAAGTATCAAATGCTCTGCTTTCTTTTGCTTCCGCGAGCCGCCTTCGATGTGCGGCTTGACCTGATCGCGCCGGGGCTGGCCCTTGTTGCCATAGTCCTCGATATCCACGCGCGCAAACATCTTGTCGATGCTCTTCCGGTCTTCATAGTTTGCTTTTTGGTACACAATTCCAGATACAAAATAGGGCGTAATAGGTCTATCGAAACTTGCGCGCATCAGCTTCCTAGTGTCCTTCATCGCTTGAAACGCTGTCTTGTTAAGCGCTTGGAAGTAAGCGAACGGCACATGTCTGCGCTCTACTCTTTTCAATTGACGTTTGAAGTCATGCACGTTTGTGCCAGCGTTAACCTGCATTATTTGATCTCCTGCCCCGTCTTCAGATCCCACTCGCGCTCTGTCTTGATCGCCCATTTGTTCTGCGGCTTAGGCGCATGATCGTCCTTGTCCCGGTTGCGCGGATCATCACCCAGCGCATAGGACAACCACCAATGCGCTTTGTGTAGGTTCTCATCCGCATCGCCCTTGGCTTTCCAGCGCCATAGCATCTCAAATGCTTGGATCACGCACGCCGTCTTGACATCGTCCGCGCCAAATTGTTGAAGCATCGCATCGATGCACTCAATGTCGCCCGTGTAGTGCGGGGGTGCATTGACCGCCTTAGAATGGAATTTCGTCGTCATAAAACTCTACCTCTTCCCATTTCTTTAGTTCAGATCCGGTAAATTGCAATTTAAGGGCAATCACGCCAGACGGGATCATTTTGATCAGTTCATCGACCGTGAAGGTCGCAGCGTTCTTATTCTCCGCGCGCTTCACTTGTTCAGCGTGCTGCACCACATGGATCGTAGTGCCGCGCGGCCCACCTTTGCTCGTCCATATCATCGGCGGCATTGGTTCATTGCCCAGCAACTTCGCCTCGCTCTCCATTGCGGCAATTCCTGCCTCGATGGATTTCGCGTGAATCCGAACACTGGGCAAATGTTTCTCCGCAACTGCCTTTTCGTACCGCTCAACTTGAGCGTCCCATTTGAATCGCATTTCTGAACTGACCTTCAGCCGAAGATAGTCAGCACCCCATTTCCGATCGGCAGATTCTCTTAACGCATCAACTCCATCAGTGATGCTTTTTAGTTCTAAATCTTTCTTCAATTCTTAAGCCCCGGTCATAGTATTCATCATCACCTCCCCCCCTAAAGGGGGGGGGAGTGAGTGATGAATAATATCTTTTTTGACATTTGTCTGATGAATCGATGATGAATCGATGATGAATCTTTGTTCATAAAACTCCAATTATCTATTAATATCAATGACATACGGGATTCATCACTCTGATGACTCGATGATGAAAAAAAAGTATATTATTCATCATTTGGTGTCATCATTGAGTCATCATTCATCATCGCCAAATGATGACTACTACTGGATGTGTATACAGTTGTTTCAACCCCTTTTTTACGCCTAATTTCCAGCCGGATTTGATGTGCAATCGCCAATTCTTCAGCCGAATACCAGATGTCAAAAGCGCTACTCAACTGATCCACCGATCGCCGGTTTGACGATTTCGCGCATTTCATTTGTCAGCTCGCCCATCTCACGCAGCAGATTTCTCGAGTCGGATAACAGCTCATCAGCATGCTTTTGCAGCGTGGCTAATTCCATCATCAGGTCGGAAATGTCTTCATCGGTTAGTTCAATTGTCACGTTTGCCATAGTTGTCCCTCTAATACTGTCCAGGCTTGCGCCGCTGTCTGTGGCACTACTCCATTCCCCAATAGCCTAAGTCTGTCCACCCGGTCGGGACACCCATCAACCACTCGACCCAATCCGGGTTCAGTTGCCCATTGGTCTGCGCTCTGCCGCCAGCCTGATCTATCACTACTGTTGTTAGCGACTTCTGAGTGCCTTTCTTTGTCGGATCGCTCCGGTCTTGATAACCGAGTCGAGCTTCGTGTGCTGCTGGAGTCGGCCAATTCCTGACCGCGCCGCCCAATGTCGTGCCGCGCTTGTCCTTGCCTTTCACTTGGTTGTTGTCCTGCGTTGTCGGAGTCGGCCACATCGACACGAACCTGTCTAAACTCACCGACTTGTTTGTGCTGTAGTTCAGCTCCCCATTCGACGCGCCCTGATTTGTTGATTTCCGAATGATGTGATCGCTCGCCGTTGGAGTTGGCACGCTGTTGGTAGGTTTCTGCGTCAATCCCATTTGATAGGCTGGAGTCTGCAAGGATGTAGACTCGCTTTCGTTGATGCGGCGCACCGACTTCACTCGCGCTAAATATTCCCCACGCCGTTTTGTAACCAAGGCTTTCCAAATCTTCGATGACTTCTCTGAGTCCAAGACTGATGTGTCCTTCGACGTTTTCAAAAAAGCATCGAACAGGTCGCATTGCTTGGATATGTTCTCTGATGTATGGCCAGAGATGTCTGGGATCATCTTTTCCGGCGCGCTTTCCGGCGTTTGAAAAGGGTTGGCATGGATATCCAGCAGTGAGGATGTCAACTCGATCTCGAAACAAGTGTGATGCGAAGGTTTTAAGATTCGACCAGATAGGTGCCGGAACCAGGGCACCCGTTTCCATCTTCGCGACCAGGTTGGCTGCGGAGAAGGCTTCGATCTCCACAAAAGAGAGTGTTCGAAGTTCAAGCCCGGCAAGCTCAAGTCCTCGCTCGATGCCAGCGTATCCGCTACAAAAGCTGATGACGTTTCTAGGTTGTTTGGCAGTATCCACATCCATCACCACCAATCCGAATAATGCTGTCTGAACCAAAGCACTGGATTTGGTTGCACTTCTTTCGCAAATGCGATGTCCTCGCGCGCTTGCTCTGCCAGCGTTTCCATCAGATCACGCGCCTCGCGCAGCGTGGCATAGTCCTGATCACTCAAATCCAGCATGCCGCGAAGATGCGCTTCTTTAAGCAGTGCGCCTTGTTTGGCTAGCTCATAGGTCAGCAAATCTTGTTTAGCCCATGCTTCGTTCATTCGATTAACCAATGCTCGTCAGCGTGTTTCCCGACCACCTCGCGCTCAACCAAGCGACTGACGCAGCGTCCGAATGCGGCGTACCAACTGCGCTTGCCCGTGTCCATCAGGTTGCGACCCTCTTCGCGCCACTCGTCCAGACTGACCACTAAGCGCATCCCTTGAACACGGTTGCTTTTCGGCGCTTTACCGCATCGCTCGACCGCATTGCGCAGCGCTTTCATGGTCAACCGCTCGTTGGTTGTCAGTTGGAATTTGTGTTTCTCTTCCGCGATGATGCTTGCCAATTCCAGTGCAACGCTTGCCTCACCGATCGCACCATCGCCAACGTTCACTTGCACCATGTCCAAATTAATCGGTTCTGCGATTTCGATATCTTTCTGCTTCTCAAACGTCAGCTTTATCTGGTTGTCATCGACGCGCTTACAACTCATTGATGTATTGACCGCACCTAGCAAAGAGGAGCTGCCACGCATGCCTTTTGCGACATCTTTGCCAGAGTGATGGATGCCCAACACGCTTGCATTGTGATCGGTCTGTAAGCGTCCGCACGCGGCAATGAACTTGCCCATTTCTGTCGCGCTATTTTCTTCCGCACCGGCGAGCGCTCGCGCCACCGTGTCGATGACGATTAGGTCAAACTCGCCCATTTCTCTGATCGTGTTAGTGAGCCGAAACATCGCCTCGTCGTCGACCATTTCCACGGTTTGCGGCAGGATGAAAAAACTCTCAACAGGATCGCAGGAATTGTGTGCATGCCACGCTTTGACGCGCGCAGGAAGGCCGCTAACACCTTCGCCAGCGATGTATAAAACGCGTCCACCTTTCACTGTGTGATCGTTCCAATCTCTGCCAGCGGCAACGTGCAAAGCAAAATCCAACGCAAGGAACGTTTTGCCTTCGCCTGGAGGTGCGTACAGCACCGTCAGCTCTTTCTGTGCTATCACGCCATCGATGAGCCATTGCGCCGGAGGCATGGCATACAAATCCGCGATCGATAGCACCGGATAGCTGAGAGGCACGCCAGCATCGTCTTCGTCTTCAAATTCCAATGGCGTATCATCGACATCAGTCACGATTTCACGCCGCTCGTGCAGATCCACCAGATCATGCGTCAGCAGATAATCTGCGACATCAAACTTTGCAGCGAATTCATGGAAATGCACAAGCTGCACTGACGCAGCAAATGGCAATAACGACTGAATGACCTTGCGCGCGTGCGCTTGTCCCTTCGCATCATTGTCCTCGTACACAACGCAATTGCGCCCTTTTAAATAAGCCGAATGCACTTCAGACCATTGTCCACCACCACCGCTGTTTGTGGTCGCGAGTAAATCGCCTTCAGCGGCCAGCGCTTCTGCACATTTCTCGCCTTCTACAATATGCACAACGTCATCTTGACGGTTCATGATGTCAGCGAGTTTGTAGGGTAGGGGGGTGATGCCTTTGTTCTTAATGCCAGCCTTGCCCGTTGCATCAAACTGCTTAAACCGCTTTGCACCGCTGGCACTTTCTTCGCGCGCGACTTGATAGCTCACCACGCCGTTTTCGTCGGTATAAAAGTATCGCGCGACCTCTTGGAAATGTTCAGGGCGCTTCGTCGTTTGCTCTCGAACAGGTTGCAGACGAAAGCCAAAATCATCGAGCTGTTGATGAATTGGCTTGCCATTTCCATGCAATTTCAG